ACACAACTGAGTGGTGCCTTAAGTGCTGACTATTCAGACCTAGCCAAACAGTACCAAGCTCTCGCAGACAACCTAGAGTATCAGGGTAAGACCGCAGGTGCTTCGGTGGGTGTCTTAGCTGGGGGTATCACTAAGAGTACCGTTGAGGCTGTAAGGAGAAACACTAACCGTATCGAAGGTTCCTTCCGCAGAGATAGATTTAAGAACCCACCAAGCTATCAAACACCTGAATACGAATAAGGAGTAAGATATGTCATTTCGCTCCTTTGACTTGCTTAACCTAGTTAGAGACTTTGGGGAAACCCTCACTCTACGCAAGGTTACAACGGCTGGAACTTATAACCCAGCTACAGGTGCTATAGATAACTCAGCTACAACCGATTACAATGTCACAGGATACCTCTACAATTATAACGTAGGTGTCATAGGTGGTAACGATGAGGTTGTTCGTGGAACTCGCAAATGCGTTATCTCAGCTTTAGACCTAGCCGCCATCCCCGACTTTGATGATCTGATCGTAGGTAGTGGTGACACAGTTAAGATCAAGTCTGTTCTGTCGTTATTTTCCGCTGGTACTGCTATAGGTTACATCTGTGACGTGGGAGAATAACTTATGTCAAAGCAAAGCACAATTAAGATAAATAAGAGTTTTGACGACAAGTTTCTTTTGCTTGGTCAGACAGTGGAGGGTAGGGTAAAAGACCAACTGTTTTCTATGGCAGACTTTGCTATTTCTAGGTCACCTGTAGACACTGGTGCTTATGTAGAATCATTTTCTATGCTACCTGTAAACAAGGGTGGTGGTCGCAGAAAAAGCTCTGACGCTCGTACTGCCAGTGTAAGACAAGGTACAGCTAATCGTGAACAGTTCACAGAGATAGCTAGAGACAACCTTTACTCTGACATAAACAAGTACGATATAGCTACGGATGATAAGGTTGTCATTAGGAACCGATCCCCACACGCTCAAGACGTAGAAGAGGGAGATGGTCCAAGTTGGCGTAGACCGGGCTACAAAGTCTTTGCTCAAATAAGGAACGCCTATGGCTAGTATTCACAATGATATTCGGGCTGCACTTGAGAGCCACTTAGCTGCAACCTCGGACCTACCCTCTGTAGCCTATGAGAACGTAGCATTTGAGCCTACAACAGGCACTAGCTTCCTTAAGGTACAGTACCTCCCGACAGTCACTAGACCCGCTGTAAGGGGCTTAAACCCACAGTTGAGATACCAAGGTGTATTCTCTGTAACAGTCTTCTCCCCCGAAGGTCAAGGCCCAGCTACCGCAGACGACTACGCTAATAAAGTGATAGACGCCTTCGCAGCAACCACTGACATCTCATTTACAAATGCAGATACAGAAACAATCATAGTGTCTATTGATTACGCTGAACGTCAGCAAGGTATGATAGACAGTCCTTGGTACTTTGTTCCGATCAACATCGGCTGGTACATATACAAATAACTTCCAATAGGAGAAACCAACATGGCCTTTGCACAGGGTTCACGCTCCAGTCTGTCGTTTATTACTGAATCTACGTTTGGTACGACACCCGCTGGCAACTTCACTAACCTCCCATTCACCACACACTCTTTGAACCTTACTAAAGATCGTGTAGCTGGCAATGACATTCAAGCTGACCGTATGACTCGTGTTGACCGTCAGGGTAACCGTCAAGTAGGTGGCGACATTGTTGTTGACCTCCGTGATGGCGACTACGACTCATTCCTAGAGGCAGCTATGCTTAACACTTGGGCAACTAACGTACTTAAAGTTGGTGTTACGCCTAAGTTCTTCTCAGTAGAAGATTACGCCGCTGACATTGACCAAGCTCGTTTGTTTACGGGTCTTACAGTTTCCACTATGGGTATCTCACTTGCTCCTAACCAGATGGTTCTTACAACCTTCGGCATGGTTGGTAAAGACATGACCATGAGTGCCACTGAGAAGACACAGGATGCTGCCTCTGGCGCTGCACCTTTTGATGCTTACTCAGGCGACCTTGCTATCGGTAACGTGGGCGGTTCTTCTGCTGTAGCTATCGTAACTGGCCTAGACTTTACCCTCAATAACTCTTATGCAGCTACCTTTGTTATTGGCGACGACAGCGCACCTTCCCTTGAGTATGGTCGTGCAGAAGTCGAAGGTACACTGACAGCTTACTTTGAGGATGCCTCATTAATCAACCGTTTCTTGAATGAGACTGAAACTGAGCTTGAGGTTTCTGTAGATGATCCTACAGGCGGCAATGCTTACACCTTCTTATTCCCACGGATTAAGATTAACTCTGCTGATGTTGGTGTTGATGGCCCAACTAGCCGTATGATCACTATGTCTTTCGTAGCCCTCTACGATAGCACAGAAGGTACTAACCTTAAGATCACACGCCCCTCATAACTGGATACCTAGCTAGGTAGTGGAGGCTCCTGAGTCGGGTCGGGGGTCTCCACATTAATCAACCCGACATTAAACTCCCCGAAGGAAACCGACATGGACTTAAAAGACCTGACACCGAATTTAGATGACATTGTTGTTGAGATTAAACACCCTTCAACAGGTGATGTACTAAAGAATGATGATGGCACGAATATGACGATTACTATTCTTGCACCCCATTCTAAAGAGTACAAGAAAGCCCAACACGAACAGATCAGCAAGCGGCTTAAGAAAGCTCAAAAGAGTAAGTCTCAAGATGTTGACTACTCAGACATTGAGGAAGCTACGCTGGAGGTTCTAGCCAAGACAACTAAGGCTTGGGACATTACATATAACGGAGAGAAACCTAAGCTCACCGTTGCTAAAGCCAAAGACTTGTACGAAGAAGTCTTCTGGATTAAGAACCAGCTTGAGGAGGTTGTGACTGACTCTCTGGATTTTACGAAGGTCTGATCTGTGAGCTAGTTGAGTGGGCTGAACATCAGTTCAAACTCAATAAGCCAGATCAGAATGGTACGACAGAACGAGAACATCTTGAACAAGTAGAGAGGCAGACTGGACGTAGAGTAGAAGCATTGGAACCCCCGACACCCTTCCCCATGCTAATATCCCACGTTTGGTCTGCCTTTATTGCTTTAAGCTCTAGCAGAGGGTCAGGCTTTAGTGGCCCAGCGCCTATTACCTTTGAGCAGATTAAGGCATGGAAAGAACTTACGGAAACATCTATTGAGCCTTGGGAGATTGAGGCCATCAAGAGAATAGACCTAGAATACTTAAGGGTGGCAAATGGCTGACGATATTAGACTGGTAATTGGTGTTGAGCAAAGTGGTCTTCTTAAGGCCATTACCAACACTGAATCCCTTGAGAAGAAGGTCAAGAAGTTATCTGATGCGTATGCTCGAAATGCTGTCAGCTATGGTCGTTATAATAAAGCCATAGGTGATCTAGCTACTGCCACAAAGAAGGGCAAGAAAGAACTTCTTGACTATGGCAAAGCACTCAGGGCAGATCAGCAAGCTACCAAACAAGCTACGTTGGCAACTAAGCAGTTTGCTCAAGCTAGAAGGGATGCCATAGCAGAAGATCAAAGACGTACCGCAGAAGCTAAGAAGGCCACTCAAGCTGCTGCACAACAGTCTGCTGAGGAGGAGCGCCTTAAGAATAAGTTTGTTCAGGGTTATACTGCCGCAAGCCTGTACTCTAAGGAGCTTAATGACCTTGGTATTGCCCGTAAGAGGGGCATAATCTCTATTGAGCAGCAGAGGGTTGCCCTAGATCGTCTTAACAAAGAGTACGCTGAAGGCTCTGGTCGTTTTGCTGTGTACGCAAATGCTATGGGCAAGAGTGCCAACCGTGCTGGTGTCGCTATGCAGCAGACTGGTTATCAAGTTGGTGACTTCTTGGTACAAGTTCAGTCTGGGACCAACCCCATGGTGGCCTTTGGTCAACAGGCTACACAGTTGGTAGGTATTCTTTATTTACTACCTCAAGCTACCCTTGCTGCCAAGGTTGCCATCATGGGTCTTAAGGTATCTATGGCAGCCATAATCGCTGTCGTAAGTATAGCGATTCCACTTATTACGGCCTTTGGTGCTTACTGGATGCGCTCTAAGAAGAGTGCCGATGAAGCAGCGTCTTCTGTTGACAAATTGAAGTCAGCAATAGATGGGCTAGAAAGCGTTACTTTTGATAGCAAGTCAAAGGGTTTGGGTGCATTTGAGGAGAAATGGAAGAGTATCCTATCTCTACAAAGAGAGTACCTTACAGAACAAATTAAGATGTCTCGCGCTGACTTATTTGGCGAGATGGGTTTATCAGATGCCATTGCTGCATTAGAAAAACAGCTTGAGCCCATTGAACTCGGTTTTAAAGCACAGCCTCAAATGAGAGAAATCTTTGCGGAAAGTCAAGACCCCGGTGCCGTGGCTTACAGAAAGCAGGCAGCAGAACTTTCAAAACTTAAGGCGCTTAAAACTGAGCTTAATAATCTAGACCTCACCAACAGTAAAACTATAGCAGATAGTTTTCGTCTGGCTTTGGATAGACTAAATGCCGCACATGATTTAACTACTGAAGAAAAAGAACAACTTAGGTTGTTTGCCGAACAAGCTGGGGTCATCCAAACTATTAGTCAAGAGGGTAAAGATTTAGAGAGTTCCCAAAAGTCTGCAAACACAAACCTTCAGGGTCAACTTGATAAACTAGGTAAAAGGGCTAACGAATGGTCACGCTCAATGAGCAAGGGCTATAAAGAAGCTCAAGATGCCACTGCTGTCTTTAAGGAGCAGCAAAGGTTGCAAGAACAGGCCCTACGCCTGCAAGACGTTGCGCTTACCTTTGGTGCAGACTCTAAGCAGTATCGTGCAGAAGAAAACAAGATCGAGCGGGAAAACCTAGCCCTTAAGCTAGAGCAAGCTGGTGTGGATGACTCTCACATACAGAGTTTGTTACTTGGTAATATGGCTCTTGAGGCAGGTCTGAAGCTACTAAAGGCACAACGTGATGTTACCTTCTCTATGTTTGAAGGTAGCGATGCCGCTAAAAGGATGCGTAAGTATGCTGGCAGGGGTACTCCCACTGGAACTGGACAGCCTTCCACAAGGTCAACAACAGAAACTGCCCCCAAAGAGTCAGCGAGGGAGATGGTTGCCCAGCTTATTAAAGAGGCTGAACACAAAAAAAGGCTTGTCAGCTTAACTGACGAACAGGCTCGTTACGAACAACTCCTCTTTAAGATGCAAGAAGACAATGCTAAAAAGAGAGACCCTCTTAATCAAAAGCAACTTGAACAAGAAGCTAAGAAGATTCACTTGACAAACGAGCAAACTTTAGCCTTTGAGAAACAAAAGAAAGCTCAAGAGGACCTTGCTAACACCGTTGGTTCTTCTATGGAGACAGCTATGATGTCTATGGTAGATGGCACTAAGTCCGTCAAGGATGCCTTCCGTGATATGGCTGCTGATATTGTTAGACATCTCTACAAGGTTCTTGTCGTCCAGCAGATGATAAATGCCTTTGGTGGCATGATGTCAGGCTCTAGTAATCCTATCTTAAAGACTTTAGGCGGGGGTCTTGAGTCTTACGGAAGTATGGATGGCGGTGGTTACACAGGTGATGGCCCACGATCAGGTGGCTTAGACGGCAAGGGTGGCTTCATGATGATGATGCACCCAAGAGAAACTGTCGTAGATCACACTAAGGGTCAGCAAGCTAATACCAACGGCCCTACAATAGTTCAGAACTTCAATTTCTCAGCCAATGGTGACGACAGCGTTAAGAAG